AGTTCCACGCCGACGGGGCCGTCAAGGCCACTTGGCCGTCGTACCTGCCCTCGCACGGCGTCCGCGCTGGCGAGGCATGGTATGGCAACACTGCGTCATTCATTCTCGACCGCTTTGAGGATGGCCGGGTGTCGGCCAGCGCGGCCAACTGCGAGTATGTGGGCGTCATGGTGCTGGACGACATTGGCTCCAAGAGTAAGACCCCGCCGCTGCCGCCGACGTGGATCATGGAAACCTCGGCAGGCAACTTCCAGTACGGCTACGTCTTCAGCGAACAGCCGCCCAAGGGCGAGTTCGCCGCCGCCATCAAGGCCATCGCCGCTGCGGGTTACACCGACCCCGGCGCTTGCAACCCCGTCCGCAACTTCCGACTGCCCGGGTCGGTCAACCTCAAGCCTGACAAGGCCAAGTTTGCGTCGGTTCTGACTGAGTTCCACCCAGGCCGCGAGTTCCTGCTGGCCGACATCTGCGCCGCTCTGGACGTTGTGCCCGGCCCTACCGAGTCAGGCGGCATCCGACCGATTCGCATGGCCGACGATGGCGCCGATGACGTGCTGATCTGGCTCTCGGGCCAGGGGCTGCTGCTTTCGCGGCCCAACGCCGAGGGCTGGGCCGGGGTCATCTGCCCCAACAACGCCGAGCATACCGACGGCAACCCCGAGGGCCGCTATATGCCGCTCAACCGGGCGTTCTGCTGTATGCACGGCCATTGTGTCGATCTGGACAGCAACACTTTTCTGGCGTGGGTCGCCGACAATGGCGGCCCCCGTCACGCCCCCGGCCTGCGCGACGACTTGATGGCCGCTCATCTTGAGTTGGCCCTTGCCAAGATCAAGCCCAGCCCCGAGTTCCCCGACGCCGCCGCCGAGGTCATCGCCGAGGTCGAGCGCAAAGAACTAGGCCGGGTCGAGAAGTCCGGTTGGTATTCCCGTTTTGCGTACCTCCAGGATGACGAGGCGTTTTTTGATATGCAAGACAGGCGCGAGTTGTCGCGCAACACCTTCAACGCCCTGTTCAGACACGTCAAATGCATCTCCATTCACTCGACCGGCAAGTCAGCCCGGCGGGTCGAGGCCAGCGTCTGCTACGACGAGAACCGCCAAGCGGCTGGCGCCCGAGCATTGGTCGGCATCACCTACGCCGCTGGCGAGTCGGTGCTGGTCAGCAAGGACGGCCTTGTGTACGGCAACCGCTGGCGCAACTCGCGCCCGGCGCCCGTGGCCTGTGACGTGAGCCGCTGGCTGCGTCACGCCGAGCGGATGCTGCCGGTCGCGTTTGAGCGGGAACACGTTCTCAACGTGCTGGCCCACAAGGTTCAGTACCCAGGCCACAAAATCAATCACGCCGTTCTGTTGGGCGGCAAGCCAGGGTCGGGCAAGGATACCCTCTTTGCCCCATTTTTTTGGGCCGTCGGAGGCCCGGCCAAGCTGAATTGTTCGGTCGTCAAGAATGAAGACCTCACCTCGCAGTGGGGCTACGGGCTGGAGTGTGAGGTCATGGAGATCGCCGAACTGCGTCAGGCCGAGGCCCGTGACCGCCGGGCGTTGGAGAATCATTTAAAGCCCATCATCGCGGCCCCGCCCGAATATCTGCCCATCAACCGGAAGGGTCTGCACCCGTACTATGCGTTGAACCGGGTGCTAGTGGTCGCCTTTTCGAATGAGCGTGTGGCGATATCGTTGCCTTCGGACGATCGCCGCTGGTTCGTGGCATGGGCCGAGGCCGGGCGCCTGCCGGAGAGCGAGGCCGTCGCCTTGTGGAATTGGTATCACCACCGGGGCGGCTTCGCTGGCGTGGCGGCGTGGCTGGCTGCGCGTGACGTATCCGCTTTTAACCCGTCGGCCCCGCCGCCCATGACCGAGGCCAAGGCTATTTTGGTCGAGGCTGGCATGAGTACCGCCGAGAGCATACTGGTCGAGATGCTCCGCGACCGCCGTGGCCCCTTCGCCCAGGGCGTGATCGGCTCGCCCTTCCACACGATATGCGACCGGGTGCAAGGGTCGGGCGCAGCGCCGCCCGGCATTAAGATCGTCCAGGGCGCCCTCTTCCACGCCTTGCGTGAGGCCGGTTGGGTTGATATGGGATTAGTACACTCCCGCGAGTTCAACGCCAAGAAACACGTCTTCGTCGCGCCCGAACTGGTCAATATGACCCGGTCGGAAATGCGCCGGGCCGTAGCATGAAAAAGGCCCCTCGCGGGGCCTGTTAGTTATAGGTTCAAGAGTACCGCCACTAGGGCGGCTAGTAGCGCGGCCACTAAGAGCATGAGCGCCCCCAGGCGTCGGCCAGGGCCGTGAAGGTGACGCCCGGCCCGGCTGGCTGGCCGAACAGGCCCGGCCCCCGCCGGATGCGCCCCCAGGCGTCGAGCCGGTTGAGGTTGACTAGGTCGCCGCGCTTGACGGCGCCGTAAACCTGATCCCGAGTCCAGCCGTCGGCCATTAACTCGCGCATAGTCTTAGGGTCAGTCAGGCGCATAGTCCCTCCGCATAGGCCAGGGCGTCGGCCTCGTTGGTGTAGAACCGCGCCGGGCCGACTGTCTGGCCCGAGTCGTCGTCGCGCAGCAGGACGCGCCAGCGCCCGTCGTCGGTCAGCGTGACCTCCGACGTGATCATAAATTCGACGTTAAAGAATTCAGTCCTCATGGCAAACCTCCACGCTATCCTCGCCCTCGGGCACTGTCAGGCGGTCGCTAAGACCCTCGTAGAAACCCACTAGGGTGTTGTCGAGGCCGTATGGTGACCCTTGCAGTTTGGGCCAGCGGCCAGAATTCAAGGCGTAGTACTGCGCGACATAGTCGGCGGTGCTGACGGCGCCGTCGGTCGGGTACAGGCGCCGGTCTGGCCCTTTTGATTTGACTGGCTTATGCTTACCCGTGAGTTTAAGGATATCGGATAGAAACGTGTGCCGGTCGTCGCGCACGACGTACTTGGCGCGGTTGAGAGTGATAGTCTTCATAATGTACTTTCGTTTACGGCATGAGTGCCCATGAGCCGACCCTATCGGCTCATAGTCCATCACGCGATTAGCACGTCAAAATAGTGTAGGGCGCCAGCCAGTAGCCCGGCCAGCATGAGCAGCGCCAGCAGGAGAGTGACGGCTCTCATGCTGTGCAACACCCGCAGCAGGGCGCATCCTCGCACCGCCCCGCCTTGTTTCGGTAGTACTCGCGACCGCCGCTATTCCAAACGTGAGATATCCAGGTCGGGTTATAGCGACTCGCGGCTTGTTGTTCGTCGTCTAGGTCGCCCATGTCGCCCGGCTCTGCTAACCAAGCCCGGCGCGTGGCGGTGTCGTATTGAATCTGATCGCCCGGCCTGATACTGGCGCCGGTGCGTGAGTCGAAACCGGCGTAACGGGCATTCATGGTCTTAATCATGCCGTCACCGCCAGTCTACGTAGCCATGCGCGTATCTCGGCCATGTCGTTAGCATTGACGTACCAGTCTGGCACGCTGCCATCCATGCATAGCCCGCCCGTGTGATCGAGTATGGTGTTGACGTTGTAACGTGACACAAATTGACCAACGGGCGTATGCTGATAACGTGGATCATAAAATTCGATCAGTGGCGCGCCCTGGTTAGTCAGACAATCGTCGCGCCCGTAGGCGCCGCCCGTAGGAATTATTTTGGTATTGAATCTCATGGTGTTAGTCCTTTAAAAACTTGAAGCGTAGACAATCAGACCAGCAGACGTGAGGCCGACCACTGAAGTGCGATCCTCAAGGTATTGCATGACAACCGGGATAGCATCCTCTTTTTCGTCGTCGTTCAATTCGACGCCGTGGCTCTCAAGTATCTCTACGGGCGTCGATTCAGCATAGTCGCAACATAGGCCGATAACGTCGAGTTCGTAATCTGGTTGCACGTCTTCCAAATAATCGAACAGCAGGCCAAGCGCCTCATAGCTGAATTGGTCTTGACGCCCGGCGGCGCGGAAGGCGTCGCGGAACTGGCTGGCGTGGTTGATAGTCTGTTTCATGCTGACACTCCCACAATCGGCGTCATATTGGTGCAGATGCAGAGGATGCGCCGAAAGCGCGGCGCATCGGGTAGTGTGACGGCCTCAAGATTGCGGCCTGAGTGAGTGAAACTCTCCACGCGCATCGGCGCGCCGTGTACTTGAATGATTTGGCCGATTTTGTATGCGGCTTTGGGGATAAATGCGAATGTCATGGTACTGTCCTTTACTTTACTAGGATGCGGATCGCATCGTATAGCGGCCAGCGCGGCCGCTATACGCTGGAATCAGACAGACGTTACCGCGCCAGCCGCCGCGCGTAGGTTTCCGAGAATCGCGTAGTAGTCTGTATACGACAGACCAATGTCGGAAGGGTAGATTACGCGATTGTGATCGTATGCGGCCATGACGCCGCGCTGAGTGAATTCGGTGCTAGTTGGTAGCAAGTAGTCAATCCCGCGATCAATGTCTACCATAACGACGGCGCCCGATTCGACGCGCTGCGCTGCGATGCGCTGGCCGTGTTCAGTGTAGTTGCGGCCAGTGTTGAATGTGATCATTTGTTTACTTTCGTTTAGTGGACTAAGAGAAGACGACCCTCTCACATATAGAGCATAAGAGAATCGTGCCAGCACTTGGGCGCGTGCGCTAAGTGCTTGATACGTAACAGTATTTACTACGTAGGGGTTTACCCTTAGTGTGTGTGTGTCGGCGTGTGTGACGTTGTGGGCATTGGCGCAGGTGTGATCTGGCCCTCTGAAAAACCCCCTATGTGTGTCATGTGTGTCATATATTTGTATAGGTCTATGAAAATATATATACTGTATATAATAACAGTATGAATAGTGTAAGACTTCCACGTTTGCGGCGCGACTTCGATTCGAAAATGATGGCACACACTGCCCACAAGACACACACGGGCGCAAGTGTGTGCCATGTGTGCCATAGTGCCATGATGACACACATGGCACACGCCCTGGCCGTGCTGGTGCTGGCCGTGCTGGTGCTGGCCGTGCTGGTGCTGGCCGTGTGCTGGCTGGCCGTGCTGGTGCTGGCCGTGTGCTGGCACACACGACACACGGCCCGGCGGCCAGCGGCCAGCGGCCCGGCGGCCTGGCCCTGGCAGCGCCGAGGCGGGGGTAGCAGGGCCGAGCGGTTAGGGCCACAGCTACGGAGCGTCAGCGAACAATTTTTATTTTTATGGTATAAAACGGAACATGATGTCACTGCCGTTATCTATTAGGACGCTCAAGGCGACTGAGTCGCGCTTGCAATCTGTGTACGAAGCAGCCCGGTTAGGCTTGCATGGCGAGACACTGGCGCTTGCAGCCGGTATGCTGCCGCAAGAGTACCTGACGCTGTGCAACTTTGACCCGGTTGTCGGCATGGCTGCGCTCAAGGGCAAAGCCGACGGCGAACGCGAGATGGCCGAGATACTGCACAACGCAGCGCGCAACGGGGACGCCAAAGCCGCGCTAGAGATACTCAAGCATCAACACGGCTGGGTTGCCAAGCAGGCTATATCAGTCGAAGTCAACCAGCGCATCTCCATCACCCAGGCACTAGAACAAGCAGAGATGCGCGTCATAAATGCAATCGACTATCTACCAACCTGAAGACGAGCAAGAACTCATGGCAAGGCTATGGGTTCCATCGCTTAAAGATAACCCACTGGCATTTGTTCTGTATTTGTTTCCCTGGGGTCAGAAGGGTACGCCGCTGGAGCATTTCTCTGGCCCAAGAAAGTGGCAGCGGGATGTACTGAATGATATTGCTACGCATATTAAAAAGAACAAAGGTGTGGTTGACTTTGCCGTACTCCAAGAAGCAGTATCAAGTGGTCGGGGTATTGGTAAGTCTGCATTGGTGTCATGGCTGACGATATGGATGTTGTCCACTAGGATTGGCTCAACAACTATCATCTCGGCGAACAGTGAGAACCAGTTGCGATCAATTACTTGGGCTGAGATTACCAAGTGGTTGGCAATGTCTATTAACAGTCACTGGTTTGAAGTCTCAGCCACTCGGGTGACGCCTGCAAAGTGGTTGACGGAGTTGGTGGAGAGGGATTTGAAAAAGGGTACGAGGTATTGGGGCGTGGAGGGGCGGCTTTGGAGTGCGGAGAACCCTGATGCTTATGCTGGGGTACACAATTTTGATGGTGTGCTGGTAATTTTTGATGAGGCGTCAGGTATTGACGACAGCATCTGGGCGGTGACGGGTGGATTCTTCACAGAAAACACGCCGAATCGTTTTTGGCTGGCGTTTTCCAACCCACGGCGCAACACGGGGTACTTTTATGAGACATTTCACTCAAAGCGGGACTTTTGGGTAACTAAGGTGGTGGATGCAAGGACGGTGGAGGGGACGGACAAACAAGTTTACGAGCGGATTATCCAAGAGTACGGGCCGGACAGTGCCCAGGCGCACGTTGAGGTGTATGGTGAGTTTCCGAGTGCGGGGGATGACCAGTTTATTCCATCAAATACGGTCGATGAGGCCATGAAAAGGCCGAAGTACAAGGATGCTAGTGCCCCGATCATCATTGGTGTAGACCCAGCGCGGTTTGGGGCTGATGCTACGGTGATTGCGGTGCGGCAGGGGCGGGATATTGTTGCTATAAAGAAGTACCGGGGTGATGATACGATGACGGTGGTGGGGCATATCATTGAAGCGATGGAGGAGTACAAGCCTGCAATGGTGGTGATTGATGAGGGTGGGCTGGGGGCGGGGATTGTGGACAGGCTCAAGGAGCAGCGGTACAAGATAAAGGGTGTAAACTTTGGGAACAAGGCCAAAAACCCGATCATGTACGGTAATATGAGGGCGCAGATGTGGGGTGACATGAAGGATTGGCTGAAATCTGCTAGTATTCCGCAGGATAGGTTTTTAAAGACTGACCTTATTAGCCCCCTAATGAAGCCTGACTCACGGGGTACGATCTTCTTGGAGAGCAAGAAAGAAATGAAAGCACGGGGTTTAGCTAGTCCAGACGCTGCGGATGCAATATGCGTGACGTTTGCTTTTCCTGTGGCGCATCGGGAGTATCGGGAAGCAGCGCCTCGCAAGTACTCAGATCACTCGGCGGTGTCTACTGGATGGATGGGATCATGAAAAAAGGTGTATCTTTATCAGTTGGGCGTGGCGAGAAGCTGCCAACGTCCAAGGGCGCGGGTTTGACTGCCAAGGGCCGTGCTGTATACAATGCAGCTACTGGCTCTAACTTGAAGGCTCCTGCGCCAAACCCCAAGACCAAGGCAGACCAAGGACGCAAGGATTCATTTTGTGCAAGAATGGGCGCAGTAGCTGCCAACGCCAAAGACGGCGAACGCGCTAAAGCAGCCCTTAAACGATGGAAGTGCTAATATGAAGACATCAAAACCCGGCCTCTACGCTGCAATCAATGCCAAGCAAGACCGCATCAAGGCTGGCTCTGGCGAAAAGATGAACAAAGTCGGCAGCAAGGCAGCGCCTAGCAAGCAAGACTTTGTGAATTCTGCTAAGACGGCGAAGAAGAAGTAATGCCACTCAAAAAGTCACCTACGCCTGCGGCGTTCAAGGCCAACATCAGGGCCGAGGTCAAGGCAGGCAAGCCTGTCAAACAGGCCGTGGCAATTGCTTATGCGGTTAAGAATTCGTCTAAACCGGCTAAGAAAGCAAAGTAATGGTTGACTACACCGGCATTAACAAGGCTGGCAAGGTCGCTGATGTTGGTGGGGGCGATGACGTAGAGTACAGCGATATGCTCTCCACCATGCGCTCTCGCATGACAATGGCGGTGGACGCCTACAGTGACTCGCGCAACAACGAACTTGATGACTTGCGGTTCATGGCGGGTAGTCCAGACAACCAGTGGCAATGGCCTGCTGATGTACTGGCGACTCGCGGGGCCGTCCAGGGGCAAACCATCAACGCCCGTCCCTGCCTGACTATTAACAAGTTGCCGCAACACGTTCGGCAAGTCACTAACGACCAGCGGTACAACAAGCCTAGCGGCAAAGTTATACCTGCGGATGACGTTGCTGACCCTGAGATGGCAGAGATATTCAACGGCATAGTGCGGCACATTGAGTATATCAGTGACGCTGACATTGCCTACGCAACTGCCTGCGAGAACCAAGTTACCTATGGTGAAGGCTACATTCGCGTACTGACTGAGTACTGCGACGAAAACAGCTTTGACCAAGAACTCAAGATAGGCCGGATTCGCAACTCATTCTCGGTCTACATGGACCCCGCTATCCAAGACCCATGCGGTGCGGATGCCCGGTGGTGTTTTGTCACGGACGATGTGCCCAAGGACGAGTACGAGCGCCTGTACCCAGACGCTGCGCCTATCAGTAGCTTGCAGTCCCTTGGGATTGGCGACCAAGACCTACAGCAATGGCTGCGCGATGAGACTGTGCGGATTGCGGAGTACTTCTACCGGGAGTACAAGGCCGAGACACTGAACCTGTACCCTAACAACATCACGGCGTTTAACAACACGCCTGATGACAAGCAACTTAAGATGCTCTACGGCAAGCCGTTGAAGACTCGGATTTCGCAGCGGGAAAAGGTTTGCTGGGTCAAGACCAACGGTTACGAGGTGCTGGAGAAACGCGATTGGGCGGGTAAGTACATACCCATTGTGCGGGTGGTGGGCAATGAGTTTGAGGTCAACGGGCAGATTTATGTCTCCGGTCTAGTGCGAAACGCCAAGGACGCCCAGCGGATGTACAACTATTGGGTGAGCCAAGAAGCCGAGATGCTGGCCTTGGCGCCCAAAGCCCCGTTCATTGGCTACGGTGGGCAGTTTGAAGGCTACGAGACTCAGTGGAAGACTGCCAACACCACCAACTGGCCCTACCTTGAGGTCAACCCAGATGTGACTGATGGCGCTGGTGCTACTCTGCCACTGCCCCAACGTGCCCAGCCCCCGATGGCCTCTAGCGGCCTTTTGCAAGCCAAATCGGGGGCATCTGAGGACATTAAAGCCGCAACAGGGCAGTACAACGCTAGTCTGGGTATGGGCGGTAACGAGCGCAGCGGCAAGGCCATCCTAGCCCGTCAGCGCGAGGGTGACGTTGGTACTTACCACTATGTAGACAACCTAGCCCGTGCCATACGCTACGTGACCCGGCAACTGGTAGACATGATTCCCAAAATCTACGACACCCAGCGTATTGCCCGAATCATTGGCGAGGATGGCGATACTGAGATGGCAAAGATTGACCCGTCCCAAGAGATGCCGGTTAAGCGAATTGTCAATCAAGAAGGCATTGAAATTGACAAAATCTACAACCCCAATGTCGGCAAGTACGATGTGGTGGTAACAACCGGCCCAAGCTACAGCACTCGGCGGCAAGAGACACGGGAAGAAATGGCCCAACTGCTGCAAGGCAACCCGGCGCTTATGCAGATTGCAGGCGACTTGTTTGTCAAAGCAATGGATTGGCCTGGGGCAGACGAGTTGGCTAAACGGCTGGCTAAGACCATTGACCCCAAACTTTTGAGTGACGATGAAGACCCAGCCCTGCAAGCTGCCAATATGCAGATGCAGGCAATGGGGCAGGAGATGCAACAAATGCAAGAAATGCTGCTAAACGTCCAGCAGTCAATGGAAGCGCAAGAGTTGGAGATCAAGCGGTTTGACTCTGAGGTCAAAGCCTACGATGTAGAAACCAAACGCATGACGGCGGTGGCTGCTGCTATGACGCCTGACCAGATACAAGAGATTGTGCTGGGCACTGTGCAAGGCATGATAACCAGTGGTGATCTGATGAGTTCGATGCCGATGGAGCCGCAGGAGATGATGATGCCACCTGAAATGATGCCGCCACCAAACCAAGGTATGTAACATGGCTACCACCTCCCTAGCCCCAACGCCCAAACTGCAATTCTTTGACGCCAACGGCGCACCGCTGGCTGGTGGGCTGCTGTACACCTACGAGGCTGGCTCGACTACGCCATTAGCCACCTACACCGATTCCACTGGCGTCAGTGCCAACACCAACCCCATCGTCCTGGACAGCCGTGGCGAGGCCAATGTGTGGCTCAGTGGGGCCATCTACAAGTTTGCCTTATACACTAGCGCAGGCGTGTTGATTTGGACAGTGGACAACATCAACGGCAGCACCTTTGCCTCTAATGCTACGGGTGACGGGACAACAACTGCCTTCTCGGTGGTCAATGGTTTTACTGCCATCTACATCAACGGCGTGTACCAGAACCGCAACACTTACGTTGTTACCAGCGGCACGGTAACTTTTACTGAAGCACCGCCAGACACATCCATTATTGAAGTTGTTTACAACTAGGAATCGCCATGTTAAAAGTAGCAAATTCAGTTATCAATGCAAGCCAAATTACAGGCGTTTTGCCAGTTGTTAATGGCGGTACAGGTGTAACCACCAGCACAGGCACTGGCAACACGGTACTGTCTGCTGCGCCTACGCTGTCTGGTGACGTTACCTTATCCACAGGCAACCTAGTCATCGGCACAGCAGGCAAAGGCATTGACTTTTCTGTTACCTCATCAGGCTCTGGCACGATGACCAGCGAGTTGTTGGCTGACTATGAGGAAGGTACTTGGACACCAGTTGTTACAGCAAACGTTGGTTCAATTACAACCTATTCAGCAAGCGGTAAATATACAAAAATTGGGCGTCTTTTAACTTTGCAATTTACCATTGTCATAACTAACAACGGAACAGGCTCTGGCGCAATGTTTGTTGATGGAGTTCCATTTGCTGCTGCAAATTCAAGTTCTGAAGCTGGATGCGGTAGAGAGGACGCAAGTACTGGCGTTTCTTTAGCGGTTGGAATTAGGACTACAACGCAATTGATTGTCAATAAATATGATGGCACTTACCCTGGCGTAAATGGTTATCGGTTGGATTGTTCAATAGCATACACAGTTTAAGGAAACGTCATGGCATTGACCA